CCTTGCCGTGGCCGACGGCTTGATAATCAAATGTCCTGTCCACAATGCTACCGCCAGATGCCTTGAACGTAATAGTGAAGCCTGTCCTGCTAACACTGCTCAGCTCAAAGAAATCACCAGTCGCCATGTTGGTCGCGGTAATGGTGATGCTTGGCGTGCTGTAAAAGGCAGATGGGAACGTTATTGCTTTGGCCGACGTACCACTGCTGATGTTGCGCTGCTGTTCTGTCCGGCGTTGCAGGCTGACCGTTACGCCAAGACTCTGCACAACGGGATCCTGTGAGTCATTGTTTGTCTCCATCTCGACCTTGAACTGAAAACCACGCCCGCGCTTGGTTGAGTTGGCGAACGGTTCCCAAGTGCCGTAGGTCGGTGAACCGCTGGGATCATCGTTGGTGGAACGTGAATACAGCTCAGCGTTGGTTTCTGAGAGGTCGTCAGCGTCGATGTCGTCCCAAGTGTCGATGTTGTTGGAACGTGAATCCCAGAAGTCATCCGGGTTAATCGACTTCATTTGCAGGTTGGCCAGCAGCTCAACGTCATAAACAGCGCCCATGTCGAGCGTGTTGGCAAAGATGTAGCTGCCGACTGACACCACATCGCCAAAGAAGTCGATGTTTGTAACGCTGTCAAAATCAGTGATGTCATCAATCTGGCCGTCAGCCGCAAGAGTGATGCCGCCCTCCTCAACGCTCTTGAACGACTGCGAAAACGTTCCAGTGAAATTGGGGCTTTCAGTAAAGGTTTGGACAACCTCCAGGTCTTGAGGCTCGGGTAACTCAACTTTGACTGATGGGATGCCAGCCAATGCTGCATAAAGATTGCTTGAGTTTTTGGCCCGCACCAAGTAATGGCCATCTTTAAGTGGAACAATCTTGCGCGTCGTGCTGCCATTTACAGCTGGAACAATTTTTTCGCTTTCACTCCATTTGATCTCACCCGTAGTGCGCGGGTTGTGGCGAATCTCGATGACTCCGCCAATTTTTACATCAAGATCAGTTGCCTCGGGCCAATGTAGTTCAGCACTGTGTTGGTCAATCGGCGTGATGTTCAGGCTTGCAATGTTTGAAGGTGGAAGCGTTCTGCCAACAGCAGTTATTCTTCCGGCGGTAACACTGCTGTATTTATGACGATCTCTAGTACGTGCATCATCGGGATCATAACCAACAGCACGAACTTTGACGCTATAGGTTCCTTTTTCAGAATTTAAAATGTCATAACCAGTACCCTGAACATTGACTGTTTCTGGGTTGTCAGCATCAAATCTATATTCGACCTCATAATAATTTGCGCGAATTGATTGCTGCCAGTTGATAGCAATTCGCTGTAGTGTTTTATCCCCCTCTTCGTAAAGAATTTCTTCCAAGCGCAGGTTTGTTACTGGGTCTGGTGTCTCCGCAAGCTGTGTTGCTGGGCGGTTGGTAAATGTATAGCTAGGGTCTTCAATAATGTCGTATTTGTTTCGCTCATGCGCTGATGCAGTAACTGTATAAACACCATCACCTTCTTCGACAGTCAGCACGCGCCACTGCGTCAGATTTACGCCTGAGTAGCCGATGTTAAATGGTGCGCCTGCAGCTGGTGCTTTTCTGGGGTCAGAAAGCGCATTTAAAGCCGTTCCAAGCGTGACGGTATTGCCGACAATGTTTGAGCTGCCGACTTGAATGTATTTGCCGTCTGTATCAATCGTGTGAAACTCGAAATTTGCTGGCGCATTCGCTCCAAACATGTCGGTATCACTTCGATCTAATTTGATTTGTGTAATCGTTGAGCCAGATGTGACACGGCCAGCAACAACACGGCCTGAACGGACTGGATCGCTGATCTTGATGTAATCACCAGGGCGAACTGTGATTCCAGCGGCTACATCAGTTTGGAAGCTGCAAACCTCAGTTTCTCGATGGCTCGTGTAAAGAAACCACTTGCCTAAACGGCGAGCCTGTGCCCTGCTGGTGCAAGCGAAAGCGTCAATCTCTTGTTTGTTGTACCCGTACTTACTAAGAAAATCAACGTTGGGATCTGCCGAGTTAATGAACTGACTGTTCAACTCAACCAGCTCCTGACGGAAGTCACGAGCGTTCATGTCGAAGTATCTAACTGCGACACAAGTCGGGCGGCCCTTCATGCTTGAGCCCGAATAGCTGAAACCCTCTTGCGTAACGTTTGACTGGTTGAAGATATAGGTGAAGTCTTCAGGGCGATCGTGCGCTAGCGAAATACCGCCTGTTCCTGCGGTAGACGTTCCAGCTTCCCAAAAAGGCATTGCCCTAAAAACAGAGCACAGCTGCTCAATTAGCTTGTAAGCGTCAGCCTGCGAAGTGATTGCAACGTTGCAGCTGAAGCGAGGTTCTTGGCCGCCAGCATTGTCGCTAATAAGTTCTGAGCAATAGGCGGAAGCTTGCTGAAAGCTATAAACATCAAGGTTGGCAGCTACATCGCTTGTACCTTCAAACTGATCACCCGTTCTTGCTTCTGCTTCTTTGCGCTCTGCAGGCGTCAAAATATACGAACCAAGCCCGTACCGCGTATTGGTCAGCAGGTCATAGAGAATCCAAGCGGGGTCATTAGTCCACTCTCGTGCTGCTTTAAATGTCCCGTTAAACGTTCCAGAATAATCAAGCGATCCATCAGCTCTTACAGTTGCATTGTGAGGAATACGAATTTTGAGACCTCTGATTCGGAATGTTCGCTTAGGGATGCTCGGAAACTGTTGCGCGTCAAACTGAAAGCCAAAAACAACGCTGTTTGGATAACGTGTCTTGTCAGTAATTAGCTGGTCAAAGCTATACCAAATAAGATCATCTTGAATCGTCTCATCGTCTGCTCGAACTGACTGCGAAGTTCTGACAATGCGAATGTTGATCGGATACTTGGTTGTGTCATTTACGATAAGGTTCTGAGCGTTTGTCGTTTTAGTGTCAAGCGTAATCACGTGGGTGCGCTGGTACAGATCGGGCGTATAACCGTCAATCTGAAAATTGCCGTCACCTAAGTACCCATCATTGTCAGGGGTGTCATCTGTGCTTCCTGGAACAGGTACGTTTGCAAAATCAGAGTCTCCGTTGTATTGAATTTGGATTTTATAGCGCAGGACAAGTCCTTTAACGGTTCCATTATCTTTAACCCTAGTAAGAGCTGGAACGCCCACAGTGATGTTTACCTGATCAACATCAGTGTCAGTAATAGTTCTGACGACTGGAGTGCCATCGCTCTCGTAAATAGTTTGATTCTTGGTTCCTGCGGGTACGCTTCCCTTAGGGACTTCTGTATTGACCTGAGTGGTGCTGCTGTTGGTTGATCCGGGAAACTCAGTGAGCGGTCCTTGGCTATTCGTTCCAAGCTCAACCTGAAACTTAGCCCTGTCAACATCAAAATTCAGATGTTGCTGGATGTCTGGGTCGGTGATCTTGCTGTTATTTAGAACAGGTGCGTCAGGTCCGAGAACAGGTGTGTTGTTGAAGAACACATCCTTAAGCGCACCAATCGCGTACTGGTCTGGAACTAGGCCATGAGTGATTTTTACGCCGTCTGGATGCTTGGCGTTTGGGAAGCCCTCAATCTCCCCTTCACACAACAGATCGACGATCTGAGCTAACTGCCTCGAATTAAGATTGTCCTTTGGCATCGTTAGTTGACCTGCAGATCGGCGACCAGCTTGGTGCTTAAGACCACGCTACCGACGATCATTTCGCCGTAAACGACTGGGACGGGAACGCCTTCTTGACTCACGTTCTGTTGGCCTGAAAAAGCAAAGCCACCGCTAGGGTCTGCTCCCGAAAATTCAGGCTGCTTTGGTACAGGCGTGATCATTTGTGCAATCCCGCCCAGTGCTAACGCTAAACCCAAGTTGCCTGCAACAGCTGCGGCAGCACCAGTTGCGATAAAACTACTTGAGCTAACGCCAACAACTGCGTTAGTGGTAAATCCGGTCAAACCAAGAGACGCGCCCCCGGAAAACACTGCCGCACCTATCAGAGCAGCACCAAGCAAAATTGATCCGATTCCTCGGCCACCCGCACCAGATACAACAGGAATGACCTTAACGACGTCATCCGCAGCTATCGGGTAGTACAGCTGCTCAGGCTGGTTCGCAAGCTGCAAATCGTATTTACCCACGGCCACCTTGTAGTAGCCGTCCCGCATCAGGCTGCGAAGTTCAGGGAAATTACACAGCAAAAACTTGATCGCATCGGCTGGCACACGCACCAATGCCTCAAACACGCTCTGACCGCAGTGCTCTGCCAAGTGCCCGTAAACCTTGACCGTGCGGAGCATCTGTTATCAGCCGCTATACCTAACGATTCTACCTGTGACTTTCTGCCAATACCCATCCCAATAGTCCCTAGACGACAGCCTGCCTTGCAGCTGGTGCAGCATCTTGCCCTCTCCGATATAGACCGCAACGTGATTTAGACCAGGCGAACCGTCTAGACACATGAACAGAAGATCGCCTTTTTGTGGCTCGGCTGAATCTATGAGTTCAAAACCTGTCTCAGCAAAACAATCTTCAAACATTGGAGCCTGACGAAACAGCTCTGAACTAACAGGCCGTTGCCAGTCCCGCAACTTGATTCCCAAAGTCTGCCTATACCAGTCACGAACAAGCGTCCAACAATCAGATACGCCCCACACCCACTCACGCCCGACAAGCGGCGCTTCATATCCAGACGGCTTAATACTGCACCAACGCTCGTCTAACAAACTGACGATGTGCCAGGGCAGACCAAACTGTTCGCACGCCATCTTGTCCGCTTCACTAGCGACCGCAGGCGTTTCGGGGTGGCTATGGACGATGGCAAGGATCGTTCCAGCATCCTCAGCATCTGCGTAGTCCAGCGGGTCAAGGATGAAAAAGTCATTCTCTATTGAAATGTTCTTGCAAGGCCAATACCGCTGACGACCTTTAACGACAACCAGCAAACCGCAAGCTTCACGCGGCGCATCTTCTTTTGCGTGCTGGAGCGCAGCCTGCTGCCAGTCCTGCATCAGGTGTTGCCACCAACGCTAGGGAACGATCCAAACGGCAACGCACCAGCTCCAAACCGCAGCTTGCAATCATCCAATGTTTTGCCGCATTGACCAGCTACATCAGGCGGCGTTGAAACGCCAGAGATGACAGTCCGCTCGACTTGCGGCTCGTCATTGTTGACATAGCCTGAACTCCAAGTGATGTCTGTCCCGTCCGTGTCAGAAATCACAAGATTGCCATCGTCTTGAAGACGCAGTTGCTTGCCCGCAAAACCTGTTGTAGTTATTTTTAGCAGAATTCCTGCTTCAGTAAAAGATCCAGCAGCAGGGTGGTTGCTCTTAAACGGGTTGCCGCTGCTTAGTGATGTTTTTGCCTCAAAGGTTTCGTCATTTCTAAATTTTCCTGTGGGCGCAGGCGACGAATCAAATGACACGGAGTTGAAAAGATTCCACGCACGCGCCTCGCCAGAATAATGATCGGCAGGAAGATTACTGGCTTCGATCGTAAAAGTGACTGTAATTGTCCGAGTGCCTAACTCTTCACTTTCATGAGTAAAGGTTTTTTGTGCTGTTGTAGTTGTACCCACTTGCCCCTCACTAGGAGAGCTTCCCACAAGCTCATATCCCAACGCACCAGAGCGCCCTACATAAACGTCAGAGGGAAGAAACTGCGCCTTGCTGTCTACGGTGTAAAGACTCGCCCCTGATGCCGCTCCAATCTTGTCTGTATCACTAGCCCAAACAACAGAACCACCGTTATAGTCGTTACGAGCTACAGCATTGTTGTAAACAACAAGGTTGCCATCGTTTTGCATGACAAGCGTGTAACTACCGATAGGTCGAACTTTTTGTATAGACCAAACTGCAAATTTTGTCGTTGGCTCTGGCTTTGAGTAAGTAACGAAGTTGCCGTCTGTCTGCATTACAGCGGTCCAGTAGCCGTTGGACGAAATAAGCGCCTGACCGTCAGTCAGCGTGCTCCCCGCTAACAGCTTGTCTGCGCCAGACGTGTATGTGTAGTTTGCAGCGGATGTAAGGACAATCGTCTGTCCTGTTGGCGTAAAGTCCTCTGTCCCTGAATACCCGCACTCTTTGCCACGATATTTCCACTGGCAAAGGTTCTGCATGACAAGCCGTCGTGGCGCTCTTGCGGTTGCAAGGTCGAGCGACGACACCATTTCAAACTCAACTAAATCCCGCGTCTCAGTAACCTTGCGGTCAATGTAATAAACCTCTTTTGGCATCTGCGCTGCATCGTCCGTACTGGGATTGCCATATGGATTGACGCCGTTTTCCCAGTTGCGTCCATCAAGAAAGCGGCTCAACGTGCGGATTCTTGTGACCTGTGCGCCGTTAAGGTCGTTGCCGGGTGTTATCGCATTTACGCCAAGCAATAGCTGAGTGATGTTGCTGTTTAGGTTGGCAACCCGAATCGTAGGGCGAGGCAATCCACCATCACCCTTGTACTCAAAACCCTCTGCTTTGATCGGCAACGGCAGGTAGTAGTTTCCGTTCCAGTAGATCGAATAGGCACTAACGATGTCGTCGGAGACCGATGGCTCGGTTGTTTTACGGTTGCGCCCGGCATGAAAATAGTACGTCTCATCCGAGCCGTGCATTGTCTCGAACGTTTTCAGTTCAAACAGCTCGATAATCGCGAAAGGGCCGGAGTTTAGAAGCTCCTCATAAACATTGCCTTCACTCATGGCTCAATAACTTGCTGGAACGTTGCAGTGATCGTTGCCCTGTTTAGATACGGTATGGACTTTGACCAGTCTTGGCAAATCCACTTGTAAGTGTCTGTCTCGTCTGGTGGCGACCAATCAAAATGCTCCGCTCCACCGCGAGCTTCAAGGAAGGTTTCGATGGTGTCAGCGTCAGTTTCTGATACCTCAAACTTCAGGCTCCACACCTTGAGGTCAGTGTTCAACCCAAAGCGCAGACGCTGGCTGTAGCCATCACCGAACTGCACGTTTCGCACAGTTGGTTGGCTGCGCTTGCTTGCTCCGTAGGTCGGGTTGATTGAAGGGAAGGTAGCCATCAGCGGGTAAGCAGACCACCAGGCCGCTTCTGTTTAATCAATTCTGCCTGCACCGCCTGCCCAATCAAGCGGCCAAGCTGATCAGCGTTGCCTTGGTTGCCTTGGACCTCGGTGCCGGACGCATCGACGTTGACGACAACATTCATGTCGCCGCCCATCGCTTTGTTTGGAGCAATGCTGCCGGTCCGGCCTGGCGTAAACAGCTCAGGGCCACGCTCGCCGACAACGTAAGACCGTCCGCCCATAACGGTGCCGCCATTTGCGCGACCACCACTAAGGAATCCAGCAATAGCCCCAATAGGCCCGCCAATGCCTGACGCCTGCACAAGGGCAAGCTGGATAAACTGATCAATCAGGCGGTTCAACATGCTGGTTGCAATGTCAGCCAGCTTTGCTGTTCCCTTAACTGCCTCCTGCAGGGATTGAACGATGCTGCTTGCAATCGTGTCCCCGATGCCCTTGTAAAGCTCGTTGAGCTTTTTAGCAGCTTCTTGGCGCTTCTTATCTGCTTCTGCCGCTTGGCGTTGCAACCCTTCTTGGTAGAAAAGCTGCCCGGTGAGCTTGATTGCTTCGTCAACTAATTCTGCGTTGTCGTCAGTCCTAATAGCAGTCAGGGCAGCAATGTCGTTGAGGAGTATCTGCTGGCGTTCTTCTTCTTTGGTCCGCGTTTTAGCAATAAGCACTCCTTCTTTTAGTGCTTCTACCTGCCGCTTCAGCGCAGCTAAAGGGTCGGCTTTATCGCCACCGCCGCCGCCCGCAGTAACTACGTTGCGAAGCTCAGGGATTGTCATGTCAGGCGTCTTGGGTGCATTTAGCTTGTCAAGCCCAAACCCTGCCTCTCTCAATGACCTTCGTTCGCCTCTCAATCGTGCACGTTGCTGGCCGGTAAGCCTGCCACCACCGGCAGCAGGGAGACCAAGATTTTTACGAGCTTGTTGATCAATGGCTGCGTTGCGAGCCATCTCGCCAAACAGATTGTTTATCTGATTAGTGATAGTTGTCAGAAAATCAATGATGCCCTTAAAAATCGGTGACAGAAACTTTCCGATATTTTGACCAAACCGCTGGAAGGCATCCTGCAGCGTAGAGAGCTTGCCAAACAATGTGTCTGACTGCGCTACAGCACCGTTTGCATATTTGCCGCCTTGCTCTGTAAGACGGATGAGCGCAACGTTTGCGGCCTCTGCACTAATCTGTCCCTTCTCAAGAGCTTTACTAAACTCTTCGCCGGTCATTCCATACATCTTCTGCAGCTCATCGCCTAAACCGACGCCCCGCTCTTGCAACTGCAGCAGCTCTTCTGTTTGCAGCCTTCCTTTAGCTTGGATTTGACCAAAGGCCGTTGCGATACCGCCTAAATCTGCACCCGTCGCGCCAGCAACATCAGCAAGCCGCTTGGTTACATCAACAACCTGCTCGGTTTCAAAGCCAAATGCCTTCAGGCGCTTAGACGTTTCGATTAGCTCTTGGCTAGTGAACGGAGTAACAGCACCGAACGCTTGCAGCTCAGAAATGATTCCCTTTGCCGTATCGAGCGAACCTGTTAAAACCTCAAGGCTTTTTGTC